ATCAAGTATTACCGATAGCGTAAGATTCGCGATAGCCATGTGGTTAGCCGATAAAGATACTTGTGAGAAGATATGTTTAGAGCAAGGCATAGAAGTTGATAGAATGTCCGTTGTTAAAGCATCTTTGGTAAAATCTAATTCAGGTAATGTTGACTATGGAACAAAAACATTGGTAAGAAAAGGTGCAGTATTAGAAATATTAGAAAAGAATAAATCTTTTGATTGGGATTGAGGAATAAACCATGCCAGAAAAATTAAAGAAAAGCGTTAAGACATTTAATCGTAAAACAGGTAAGACTAGTGTTGAACATTTTTATTTGCATACTACAAAACTTGATGAACTTACGCGAATTGCAAATGATGATAAGTCTAGTCCAAAACTTCGTATGAAGTGTAAGAGAGAACTAACAAAAAGAAGTAAGAATGAAAAACTTTTTAAGTAGGTTATTAGATAAGTTTTTAGAGTGGTCTTTTCAAAGAAAAGCAAATAAAGCATTTAAAAAAGGAAACCATGAGTAAAGGATCAGACCAAAGAAAAAGACAAGTACCAAAAAAAGTATTTGATGATAATTGGGATAGGATATTTAAGAAAAAGAAGAAAAAGAAACAAAAGTAATCGTACACCCGTATATACGATTATCGTACACCCATATATACAATAATCGTATATATGCCCTTACATATATCCTAAACTAAACTAATAGAGAGAGTGGCCTGTGGGCCATCTCTCAGGGAAAGAGGAAAAGGTTAAATGAAACAAGATAAATGGTGGTTAGTAGTAGAAGGTATTGAGGATACGGAGAAGAGTGGATTAATCAATTATGGGTTAGCGGGTAAGTATCGTAATTATTCCAAACTAAAGAAGGTGGTTTGGAAATGGTATAAGAAGCATTTAGGCAGGAAGGATATAAAGACGAGGGAGAAACTAATTTTGTATGCTTTGTGCGAAAGGTACTCGGCCCAAGATTTTAGCTCGCATGATGCTATTAGCTATTATGGTCATATGGTTGGTATGCATAGACATACGGTTAGCAAAGGAATACAAAAGTTAATGGATCTAAATATTTTATGGTGTGCTATAGATGGGGAAAGGAAAGTATTGCGAAGTCTAAAGGCGGGAGTTCAGCATAAGCATTTTCTTTTGGTTGGCTTGGGTGTTATGTTGGAAGAAGAAAGCCGAGAAGATTAATATACTTTAAGAGTTATATTTAGGGGGAGTAATCCTCCCGACTTTCATTGATTCATGTAATAAACCGAAGTTATTAAAAAGAATAAAATAATTGCTGAAAACAACTCTATGCTCACGCTGGCCACCTTTCTTTTTCATATGCTGGTTTAATTAGTTTCTTGTTTATTCTTTTGACCTCGTTGGTTTCCTCGTCCAAAAACGCAACTTTGGTTAATTTAATCTCTTTGTAGTTTTCTTGAACATAGCCAAAGATCGTAGTTCCTTGTATTTGTACTCTAATCATTAAATGCTTTTCCTAAATAAATAAAACAAACAATTTAATGCCTTGTCTGATAAGTGGCGTAAATGTACTGGTATTTTGCTTCTGTCAATTTTGTTCATGGTTACACTTCTCCCGTTATGGTTTTTCGCATAAAGTCTTTATTCCATTTAAAAGTAGAACTGTCATAACTGTCAATGCACTCTGCATACATATCTGTCATATCATATAGCTCAACCTCTTTGGCATATTCCTTGTCAATTAAAAATAGATACTTACCAAGTTTTTTACACCTTATGATGTCTGATACTTCTATATCATGGCCTCTGTTACCTAGCCATTGAACTGCATCTGCTTTATTCATTGGTTTGCTCTTGTATTACTTTAAATGTTGCAACTGGTTTACTGCCATCAGTCACACGCAAACCATCTTTGTTCTTAAAACTATTGTAAAAAGAAATATATTGTCTGCCCGATTTGTCGCAAGTCCATAAGTTAGCGTCAAGCACTTCGCCGTTTTCATGCACAATATCTGCCCAAGTATCGTTTTCCCAATAATACATTAGTCTTGCTCCTTTATAAATTTAACTTTAAAACCTTGTTTACGCATCTTGTCGGCTTGCTGTATGGCAAATTTAAGATCATTCGTACTGCATCTAATAAACCAGTTATTAGATACATTAACTTTTATTGTGTAGTTCATGCTGTTACCTCTTTAGCTGTATTGTCATATTCTTGCTCTGTT